AGTATTGGATTGAAAAAGATCCTTCGCAGATAGCAATTAATCTTTGGCCTGTTCCAGATACTGCCGAAACATATACTTTATGTTATTACTATATGGAAAGAGTACAAGATTCTGGCAAACCTTCTTCTAACAATATGGATGTTCCTTCAAGGTGGTTGCCTTGCCTTGTTGCTGGTTTGGCATATCAAATCAGTGTAAAGAAACCTGAAGTTTCTGAAAGAGCGCCCTTGCTAAAACAAGTTTATGATGAGCAATGGGAATTAGCTTCTGACGCAGATAGAGAGAAAGCTGCTTTATATGTTGTGCCGGGAGGTTATCAGTACCTATGAGCGGCTATGCTGATGGTAAAAAAGCTTTTGGGATGTGTGATCGCACTGGCTTCAGATATAACTTAAGAGATTTAGTTCCTCAGATAGAGGATGGTAGACCTAATGGTATGCTGGTTGGTCGTGATGTTCTTGACAAAGATCAGCCTCAATTACAGTTAGGCAGAATAAGAATGAATGACCCCCAAGCTTTAAGAAATCCGAGACCTGACAGAGGCTTGGCAGCTAGTAGGAGGTTATTTTCTTGGAACCCTGTTGGTCTTGTCGGGCTAGATATGGTCGGTCAGGTTGGCACTGTTAGGGTAGAGATAAGCTAATGGCGTGGACATATACTACATTAAAGACAGCCATACAGGATTACTTGCAAACTACTGAGACTAGTTTTGTTAATAATTTGCCTACGTTTATTACTCAAGCAGAAGAAAGAATACTTAGAACTGTTCAGCTTCCAGATTTTAAGAAGAACGTCACTGCAAATGTAAGTAACGGTAATCAATATCTAGCAATGCCATCTGATTTTTTGTCTCAGTATTCAATGGCAATTGATAACTCAGGATATGAATATCTTCTTTTTAAAGATACTAACTTTATTAGAGAAGTATCTCCAGACGTTACAGTTACTGGCGTTCCTAAATATTATGGGATATTCGATGATTCTAACTTTATACTTGGCCCTACGCCAAATGCAGATTATTTTGTCGAGCTTCATTATTTATATAAACCCTTATCTATATCAGTAGATCCTAGTGGAACAAGTTGGCTTGGAACAAATGCTGAAAATGCACTGCTGTATGGATCTCTCATAGAAGCATATAGTTATCTTAAGGGCGATCCAGATCTAATGTCTCTGTACCAGTCAAAGTTTGATGAGTCTCTTGCCCAGCTTAAAATACTTGGTGAGGGTTACAATACAACAGACAATTACAGAAGTGGTGCTGTTTTTGTTAGGAGGGGTTAATGCGCGGAGTAGAAGGCAAGGTAAGCTCAGGAATAAATTTTGAAGTTCATACAACTTCTCATCGAGGTTGGACTCCAGAAGAGTTAGCGGAAAGAGCTATGGAGAAGTTTATTGCCGTTAGTGATACGGCAGACCCTTTGATAAAAGCTCAAGCCCTTGCATTTAAAGATACTGTGAAAAACCTTTTTGTTTTTTACATGAAGGAAGCTATTAGGTCTGACAGGACAACTGTTTGTTCTAAGCTTAATCAACAAGGCCACGCTGAATTAGCTGGCATTATAAGTAAACTATAGGAGAAGCCCATTATGGCTATTACTCAAGCAATGTGTACGAGCTTCAAAGTGGAGCTTCTTAACGGTATACACGCATTTGGAACAACTGTTGCTCGTGGTGGTACAACGGCGGATACATTTAACTTAGCCTTATATACAAGCTCTGCATCTCTGGGTGCAGCAACTACTGCATATACAACTTCTAACGAAGTAACAGGAACAGGTTATACAGCTAAAGGAGCCGCACTTACTACGGTAGCCCCTACTAGTTCTGGAACCACTGCGTTTACTGACTTTAACGATTTGACGTTTTCTACAGCTACTATTACGGCTCGTGGCGCGATGATCTTTAATGATACTCAGTCTTCAGATCCTGCTGTTGCGATTTTAGATTTTGGTGGTGATAAGACATCAACGGCTGGCGATTTTACTATTGTGTTCCCTACGGCGGATTCTAGTAACGCGATTATTCGTATCGCTTGATAGGTGTTAAATGGCTGATGCGATTGTACCATTAGGCGGCTGGAGCTATGGCAATTGGGGTTCCGGTGAATGGGACACTAATAGTCCTGCCTTACCTTTAGGTACTGGTCAGCTAGGAACGGCTACCGTTAGTGCTGGCGCTATTGTGTCAGTGACAGGTTTGTCTGGAACTACTGCGCTAGGCTCTGAAACCCCCGCAGCAGGAGCAACAGTTAGCGTTACTGGTGTATCAGCAACAGGCATTGCGAACTATCCGGTCTTTGATGTAAGTATATTCCTTGACGGATGGGGAAGCGTTGGCTGGGGCGAAAAAACGTGGGGTGACGGAAGTCAATCCTTTGAGGCAACTACAGCAGTTGGGACGGTTACTTTCCAACTTGGTGGAGCGGCAGTCGTTACTGGAGTTGTCGGAACAACGTCTCTTGGAAATGTTGTTGCAAATGCCGATGGTGCTATTGATGTTCTTGGTAATGCTTGTACAGGTCAGGTAGGAACTGCATCTGTTACGGCAGACGCAAATGTATCTGTCACAGGCGTTGCGGGAACAACTGGTCTTGGTTCTGCTGGAGTTCTAGGTTCGGTAGAGGTGACTCCAACTTTTGTTCTTGGAACCTTGGGGCTTGGTACTGTTACACCAAAAGCTGATGCTAATGTTAGCGTTACGGGAGTTTTAGGAACAACTGGCTTAGGATCTGCTACTGTAAATCTTAATTTGCCTGTCAATGTTACTGGAGTCCAAGGCACTACAGCAGTTGGCTCTGCATCTGTAGACGCAGCAGCTATTATTAATGTTACTGGAGTTCAAGGTACTGGTCATGTTGGAGATGCTTTAGTATGGGGTAGAATAGTACCTAACCCCGGAACTATCTGGACGGAGATTGCTGCATGAAGACAGTTAATGAAGCTAAAACAATTGATGGCGTTGTAGACCCAAAGCACGAAATAGAAATAGTTTGCGCTCATTGTGGTTATGATTTGGATGAGTCAGAACTTGCAGCAGATACTTGCTCAAATTGCGGAGCGACTTTGTCGCTAAGACAAAACACAACGATTTATGCAACCAGCGTTCCCTCAGCTAAGGGTGACGCTTCGCTATAGTCAGTGGAGATATAGATGGCTACTTATGTAAACAATCTAAGATTAAAAGAAATTGCCACAGGTGACGAAAGCGGCACTTGGGGTACAAGTACAAATACAAATTTAGAGCTTGTTGGAGAGGCGCTAGGGTATGCTACTCAAGCGGCTTTTGCTTCTGATGCTAACGCTACTACCACAGTAGCTGATGGTGCTTCAGACCCTGCTCGTGCGCTCTACTTTAAAGTTACTTCTGGAGCATCTCTTACGGCAACCAGAGAACTAACTATTGGCCCTAATACAAATACAAGGGTTATGTGGATAGAGAATGCTACTACTGGCAGTCAGTCCATAACTATAAAGCAAGGTTCAGGGGCTACTGTAACGATAGCCACTGGCAAAACAAAAGTTGTTTATTTAGACGGAGCTGGTGCAGGAGCTGCTGTAGTTGATGCCCTTTCCTTAGTTGAAGATATTACTGACGGCGATGTTGTTGGGCCGGGAAGTGCTACTAACAACAACTTTACAGCTTTTGATGGAACTACTGGAAAGCTAGTTAAAGATAGCGCCAAGGCTATACCTAGTGGAGATGTTGTAGGCACTACTGACACCCAAACATTAACAAACAAGACATTGACTAGCCCAACCCTAACTACTCCAGCTTTAGGAACGCCAGCATCCGGTGTTTTAACCAACGCAACAGGACTTCCTATTTCAACAGGTGTATCAGGACTTGCCACTAATGTTGCCACTTTTTTAGGCACTTCTTCTTCAGCAAATCTAGCTAGTGCTGTTACCGATGAAACCGGTTCTGGAGCATTGGTATTTGCAACCAGCCCTACACTTGTCACGCCGGTTCTTGGGACACCCGCTTCTGGCAACCTTTCTAGCTGCACCGCAGACGGTACTGATGAAGTAGGATTTAGGAACGCTCCTGCGGTGGGAACAAAAACAGGCAGTTATACGCTTGCTGTAGGGGATGTTGGCAAATATGTGCAATGTGGTTCTAGTGGTGCGATTGTAATACCTAACTCTGTTTTTGCAGAAGGCGATGTAATATCTATTTTTAATAACACCACAGGTGATGTAACCATAACTTGTACAATTACTACCGCTTATAAGGCAGGAGAAGACTCTGATATTGCTACGGCGACGTTAGCTACTAGAGGGGTTGCAACCATTCTATTTATTAGCGCAACCGTGTGTGTCATTACTGGAAACATATAAGGATAACTTATGTCTGGAATAACATTAATGTTGCTAGGCAATGTTGCCGTAGTACCCATTGTGCAGGGATATTTAAACACGGTAGGTGAAAATGACTTTCATAGTGGTGCGCTTGGGGACAATACGGGTACAAATAAATCTTCTCCTATACAAGTTGGTGCTTTAAACACTTGGTCAAAAATTGGCGCTGGAACTTTTATATCTACGTCCATTAAAGTAGATGGCACGATGTGGTACTGGGGCAGAGGGAATAACGGCGCATTAGGTGACGGTCAGGTAATTAAGCGTTCCTCTCCTATACAAGTAGGCTCGTTAACTACTTGGTTTAAGTCCACCTCTGGTGCATACACCTCAATTGCAACTAAAACAGATGGTACGCTTTGGACTTTTGGTATGAGTCAGAACGGCCAATTAGGCCGAAACAATATGATTAATACTTCTTCCCCTATACAAGTAGGATCTTTAACGGATTGGGAACAACCAGCAGCTAACATAGGAAGTATGTATTGCAAAAAAACAGATGGTACGCTTTGGTCTTTTGGCCGCAATACTGTCGGTCAACTTGGGCTAAACGACAGAGTTGATAGATCCTCTCCTGTACAAGTAGGCTCGTTAACTACTTGGACGCAAGTATCTGCCCAAGGGGAGAGTAGTTTTGTATTGGCCCGAAGAACGGACGGTTTTATTTTTGCGTGGGGTTCTAATTACAACGGTGAACTTGGGATTAATCTTTCTGGTAGCTCTCAATTCCGAAGTTCTCCCGTACAAGTTGGTTTTTATAACACGTGGGCCGATATTGGTGCAGGTGAATCACACTGGCACGGTATTCAGGCCAACGGAACGCTTTGGGGGTGTGGGCTTAACAGCTCGGGTGAACTAGGCGATGGGACAACCACAGATAAAAGTCAACCTGTACAAATAGGCGCGTTAACTACTTGGAAACAAGTGGCTGGAGGTAAACGCCATACTATCGCCGTTAAAACAGACGGAACTGTGTGGTCTTGGGGAAAGAACAACGTGGGTCAATTAGGACTCAACGATGTAACTAACCGTAATTCGCCAGTACAAATAGGCTCTTTAGCAACGTGGCTTAATGTTATCGCAGGTTCTAATCACAACGTAATGTTAAAAGCTATCACATAAAAGAGAGGGCCAGATGAAAAAAATATACTTTTTGTCAGGCTTACCCCGCTCCGGTTCTACGGTATTAGCCGCGTTATTACAGCAGCATCCTGAAATGCACACTACGGCTACTTCGGGTTTGCTGGATATGCTTATGGGTACGTTAAAAGCAAGGGCGGTTTCTTTTGGTCAGCAGTCCAGTACGAAGGACGCTATGGCACAAGAAAAAGAAATGCAGCGGATATTAAAAGCGATCTGTGAAGCTAAGTACGCCGACGTAGACAAGTCTGTGGTGCTTGACAAACAACGCGGTTGGGCTTCTAAAGTTAATATGCCCACGATATACAACGTGCTTGGATATAAACCAAAGATTATTGCTACTGTACGCAATGTCGAAGACTGTGTTTCTTCTATGGTGCGCGTGGCAAAGCCAAGTAATCTACTTGAGTTTTGTAACACTTCTGAACTTGTTGAGCATATTAAAAAATCGTATCAAACTTTGCTAGGAGCGCATAACGCAGCGCCTGAGTGCATACACTATGTTGAATACGAAGACTTAGTGAGTAAGCCCGAAGAAACTTTGCGTGGGATTGAAAAGTTTTTGGAATTAACTCCGCATACCTACGACGTAAACAACATTGACGCATCAAACTTGCAAGAGAAAGACGAAGAAATTTGGCAAGTAAAAGGTTTACATAAAGTCCGTAAGACGCTTCAAAAAGCCGACACTTTATCTGCGAAAGACACATTAGGGCATAAATACCGTGAGTTTGTACAACCTCGTTTTTGGCGTGGAGAACAAACAAGCCGCTTACCTCTGCATCGGCTAGATGTTATGTTGGCTGTAGGTTTACAAGGTGAGTTAAATGAAGCGGCAGAAATAGGTGACGAGCTTGCAGCTAAAGAACCTTTTAATGACCGCGTTGCTTTTAATCGGGGTTGGTATGAATTACGAAGAGGGAATCTTTTAGAAGGACATAAATTAATTTTCCGTGGGAGACATGAAAGCGTATTTGGTAATCCCCCACCACAAGTGCCTACTCCTATGTGGGATGGCGTAAGTAAAGGCACTGTCTTACTTCATATGGAAGGCGGTTTGGGGGATCAAATACACAGCGCGGGTATGATTCGCTACATAGTTAAAAAAGGCTGTGATGTAATTGTAGCTTGTTCGGGTGATTTGGTTACTTTGTTCAGAGATATATCGGGCGTTAGTGCCGTGGTTGTAACGGAAGCAGCGGGGGGAGTGGTACACGATTTTTGGGTTCCAGCTATGTCGGCGGTTATTCCTTTGCAACTTCAATACGGGGATGTTGACGGCTCTGCCTATATAGCTAAACCCGGTAAATTCCTCAATAGGAACTATCCGCCCAGTGACAAGAAATTTCGTATTGGACTTAGATGGCAAGGTAACCCTGAGTTTGAACACGAACAACATAGATTGTTTCCTAGTCAGAAGTTGTTTGATGCCGTAAAAGAGGCTGATGCCGACTTCATTAGCCTACAGCGTGACGAGGGTTCTGAGAAAAAGCCCAAGTGGGTAAAAGATGTACCGTTAAAGCACTGGGAAGAAACCCGTGCGGCTGTAGCGTCGTGTGACTTAGTAATTACTTCTTGCACTTCTGTAGCCCATCTATCTGCGGCAATGGGGGTAGATACTTGGATAATAGTACCTATTCTTCCTTATTATTTGTGGGCAAAAAAGGGAAGCATTACCGAATGGTACGATAGCGTAAAATTATTTAGACAGACAAATTGTAAAAATTGGGACAGCCCTTTTGCACAAATACAAAAGCAATTGAATGATTTAGGAGATACAAATGGCAACAGAAACCGGGTATTGGCTACGGATAGTAAGTGGCGAAGTGAGCGAAGTTTGGAACACTACCCCGCCTAGCAGTCAAAAAGGTTGGATAGAAGCGGTAGAGGTTAAACCAGATATTACACCTAATCGTGAAGTGCTTACTACGCATTCTTTTAATTTAGAAGTTACTCCAGCACAAATTGTGTGGGGTAAAAGAGATATGGAGATAGCTGAACGGCAAGATTCGATAAAAACAGAAGCAGCAATTACTTATAGCTTAGTCGTTGAAACAGAACTGAAAAAAGAAATAGATGACTACCCTACAACTCAGTATGACGCTGCTGCTGTAGCCACCGCGCAAACAGCGTATGAGTCTAAAATAGATGCAGTTAATGCGGCTACCACGCATGATGCTCTGGATGCGCTTTAAAAGTTAATCACTTGAATTTATTTTCTACATACAATTTAACGGTAGATTCAGCGTATATTATTCGGGTCAAAGGGCTTGAGGATTCTGAACGCAAATCCGCAGATTGTGCCGCTTCCTGTGAACAGGTGGGACAACAATACGAGTATTGGGAAGCTTATAATGGAGTTGAAGGTGAGCTAAAATCCCCAAGTCATCACAATTCAATTATGGACTGCATAAAAATTATTGACCATTACATGACAAGAGGAGAAGTTGCTTGCGCTCTTTCCCATATTTCATTATGGGCTAAATGCGTAACAGAAGATAAACCGTTGGTAGTGTTAGAACACGATAGCATAATGACCCAACCCTATACACAACACGCAGTCTATAACTCTATTTGTTATTTAGGCAGTCACGAACAGGTCAAGCAAGGGTGGGCTGTGTTACCAACGCCTCCTCATGCAAGTGAAGGCCCAAATTATCATTTTATTTGCCGCGCTCATGCCTATGCGATTGATCCAGCCGTAGCCAAAAATATGTTGGCTTACGTGATTAAATACGGGATTACTGGGCCGTTAGATATTTTATTAAGAGCTGATTTATTTCCTATTCATCAAATGGGTGTTTACGCCTACAACGAATACGACGGAGATTTATTAGATACGACCATCAAAGGGAGGCCACTAGAGGGCCGAAGCACTACCCGCAACGATGACTTAAAGATATGAACGCTCTTATCCCTAAAACAGTACATATGTCGTGGAAAGACAAAAGTATTCTTGAGAGTACAAATCCCTTAGTGGTTGAAGGAGTCAAAAAAGTTATTGAGCTAAACCCAACTTGGCAAGTCACTATTTACGATGACAAAGAAGTAGATGATTATTTAAAAGACCAATTAGAACCACAGCATTATGACTTGATCAAAGATAAACACATAGTACAAAAAACAGACCTTTGGCGCTTAGTCAAACTGTTTATCGAAGGAGGTGTTTATATGGATATGGATCGTTTTTGTAATACCAGCTTTGATAGTTTGTTAGAAGAAGGCGTTAAGTGGGTTTTACCTGTGTGCAGAAATTACGATTTTTCGCATGATTTTATGATGACAACACCTGAAAACCCTGTGTACAACTACGCCGCTTCTTTGTACGTGCAAAGATTAATAGAAGGACACGATAATATTTATTTTTTAGGGCCACAAACTTATATGCACGCAATTACTAGAGTTTTATACGGGGAAATGATTGATCCAGACCCCGCTCCAGAAGTATTTGAAAAAATTAAAAAAATTGTAAATGCTAGTGGTTCTATAAAAACACCCGAAGAAAATCCGCCTTATGATACGGTTATCTATAAAAATGGTGCGTTGAAGTTAGATTGGGAGGCTGAAAAACGTAAGTTGTATAAAGAGTTTAACTTAAAACATTGGACTAGTGAGTGGTAATGGTGGGTTATGCTTACTTATATGCTTGTTTTAGTTATAGCAGGACAAATTACTGCTGTTAGTTGTAGGGATACCTTGTGTTTTGAGGATTTGTCTAGGTGTCAGACGTTCGCACAAAGACTAAATTATCGCCCTGAAAACCCTGAAATATTTGCCTACTGTGAGGAAGTACGATGATTGAAATCGCAGTAGCAGCTCAAGCTGCTTTCAAAGCATATACTATTTTAAAAGCTGGAGTAGACCGGGGCAAAGAAATTGGAGAGATGCGGTCTACAGTCAGGCAATTCTTTGATGCCAAGCAAGATATAAACGAAGCGGTTAAGAAAGAAGAAAAGCGGCAAGCAAAGTATGGTTTAGAGGAAGGGTCAACGCTAGGTGAAGCAATTGACTACATAGAAGAGCAGGAGGCTGTAGCCAAATTAGAG